GATTATGAGCATTGTTGCATCACTGGTCGGCCCAGTAACAGGGTTACTGGATAAGTTCATTGAGGACAAGGATCAGAAGAATGCCTTGGCCCACGAAATCTCCACCATGTCGGAGCGTCACGCTCAGCAGATTGCTCTTGAGCAAATAGAAGTTTTGAAGCTCGACGCAAAAGGCAATTGGTTCCAATCGTCCTGGCGCCCATTAGCGGGTTATACATGCGTACTAGGGCTAATGGTGAACTTCCTGATTTCGCCTATCGCAGCAGGGTTTGGCTTAATCATTCCTCAAGCCGATGCCGGTGTAATGATGCCTCTGCTTCTTGGGATGCTAGGGCTAGGTGGTGCTAGATCATTTGAGCGCGTCAAAGGCGTAGGAAAATAAATGACTAAGCTAATCGACATGTTGAAGCTGCACGAAGGTGTTAAATCGTACTGTTACAAATGTACACAGGGCTTTGAGACAATAGGCGTGGGCAGAAACATTTCAGAGTCTGGCCTTGGGTTGTCTGACGATGAGATCGAATACTTGCTGGCGAATGACATAGCGCGAGTGAAAGACGAGCTATCGGATGCTTACTTTTGGTTTAACGCCATGAACGAAGCGCGACAAGACGCGATGGTAGATATCTGCTTTAACCTTGGTTTGACTAGGTTGCGCGGTTTTGTAAAGGCTCTTGAGGCAATGTCGCGTGAGCAGTTTGACATCGCAGCAGATGAGTTTATGGATAGCCGTTGGGCTTCCCAAGTAGGTAACCGTGCGGTTAGAGTAACGGAGATGATCCGCACAGGTGAGTATCGTTAATGCCTTTACAAAAATACATATTTAACCCTGGCATCAATAAAGAGGGCACCGATTATACGGCGGAAGGCGGCTGGTTCGACGGGAACCTAGTTCGCTTTCGCAAGGGCTTGCCAGAAAAAATTGGTGGGTGGGTTAAATACATTACCGCTTCCTTTAACGGAACAGGCAGAAAGCTTTTTGGTTGGACCGCCCTTGATGGCACAAACCTTTTAGGCCTTGGAACAAGAACAAAGCTGTACATTCAGTCAGACAACAGCTACAGCGACATAACGCCTATACGAGCAACTACCTCTGCTGGCGATGTAACTTTTGGCGCAACTGACGGATCAAGTTCAATCAATGTAACTGACAGCAACCACGGCGCCGCTAAAGGTGACTTCGTAACTTTCTCAGGTGCAGCGTCCCTTGGCGGCAACATCATCGCTGCTGTGTTAAATCAAGAGTACGAGATTGATTCGATTACGAGCACCAACGTGTATGTGATCACCGCCAAAGACACTTCTGGAGCTACCGTAACCGCCAACAGTAGTGACAGTGGCAACGGTGGTGGATCAACCGTTGGCGCGTATCAGATAAACATAGGGCTTGATGTTTTCGTTTCTGGCACAGGTTGGAGTGTGGGTGCTTGGGGAAGTGGCGGATGGGGTTCTAGCAGTCCTCTTAGCTCTCTTAATCAACTACGCCTGTGGTCTATGGACAGTTTTGGCGAAGACCTAATAGCAAATGTGCGTGCGGGCGGCATCTATTACTGGGATACCAGCGCAAAAACGCTAGGTACAGACAGGGCGGTAAACATATCCGCTTTGACAGGGGCTAACTTTACGCCGACAGCAGCCCTTCAAATCTTGGTGTCCGACGTGGATAGACACGTCATTGCACTAGGCGCAGACCCAATAAACGACGCAGCAACTGCCAGAACAGGAACTATTGACCCCTTGCTTGTTGCTTTTTCTGACCAAGAGAACCCCGCAGAATGGTTCCCCACGGCAACCAACACCGCCGGTTCACTGCGCTGTTCTGCGGGATCACAAATTATTGGTGGCATTCGAGCAAGGCAAGAGACTTTAATCTGGACTGACGTGGCGCTGTACAGTTTGCAGTTTATTGGCGCGCCACTGACTTTTGGGTTAAATCTGATTAACGAGGGCGTGAGCTTAGTTGGACCCAACGCAGCTATAAATACGCCATCAGGCGTGTTTTGGATGGACAAGAAGGGATTCTATTCTTACCAGGGCGCAGTTCAACCTGTTCCCTGTAGCGTCAGGTCTTATGTGCTGGATGACTTTAACGAAGCGCAGGCTTTTCAGGTCTTTGGTTTTGTGAACAAGCAGTTTGATGAAGTAGGTTGGTTTTACTGCTCCTCTGACTCAACTGTGATTGATCGATATGTAACGTACAACTATGTCGAGCAGACGTGGGCCATAGGCAATCTATCGCGTACTGCTTGGCTAGATGAAGGCATAGAAAGCTTTCCTCGTGCAACGGGCACTTCCAGTAGCAGCAACTATGTCTTTAGCCATGAAACAGGGTTTGATGATGAAGACTCGCCAATGGACAACGTGTTTATTGAAAGTGCCGACTTTGACCTAGGTGATGGCGAAGAGTTTCAGTTTATCCGCAGGTGCATACCTGACGTTAAATTTACGGGTAATTCCGGCGCTACACAGACCATGAACTTTGTTTTAAAAGCGCGCAACTTCCCAGGCGAATCACTGACTACGGATCAAACGACAGCGTTTACGGGAAACACTACTAAGATTGATACCCGCGCTAGAGGCCGACAAGCTGCTGTTCGCTTTGAATCAGATGACGATGGAGACACTGGTGATCGCTTAGGGGTTGGCTTTAGGATTGGTGGTACAAGGCTTGATCTACAGCCTAATGGTCGAAGATGAGCAAGATTTTACAAGGACGTTTGCCTTTTGCTCAGAACGGCGTCTCTGTAGACAGCGGCACGTTTAACAGAACAATACGGCTTCTGGAACTCAGTTTGGACTCGTTTGATCCAGATTCCACGCCGCAGTTCTCAAGGAAAGATAGAGACACGTTTAAGTTTAACGCTGGCGATGTGATTTGGAATACATCGATTAATACGTTACAAGTATACGACGGTGACGCTTGGATAAGCTTGTCCCAAGAGTTGCCATATGCGACTGACCCGCTTGAGGCGACAGGCCAAGTGGGCGCGGTCCAGGTAATAACCAACGGCAATATAGTAGTGAGTGTAGGTTCATGACAAAACTATGCCCTAGAGGTAAGGCTGCAGCTAAACGCAAGTTCGATGTTTACCCTTCAGCTTACGCAAATGCGTATGCCAGCAAGATATGTGCAGGCAAGATCAAAGACCCTTCTGGAGTGAAGCGTAAAGACTTCAAAGGGCCAAAGCCTAAAAACATGAATGGTGGTGGGTTTGCTGCTAAGCGGGCCAGAGTGATTGATCCGAGAGGGTTTAATGGCATGTTGTCCGGCAAGCGGCCAAGGACGAAGCTTACATGAGCTTGAAAGAATGGTTCGGCAAGGGCGAGAAAGGTGATTGGGTTGATATCGGGGCGCCAAAGGTAGACGGTAAGTTCCAAGCCTGCGGACGTGCTAAGGTGAAAGGCTCAAAGCGCAAGTATCCCAAGTGTGTGCCTAGGTCAAAGGCAAAAGCCATGAGCGAGTCTGAACGATCTAGCGCGGTCAAGCGTAAGAGATCCAAGGAGCAGGGGGTTGGTGGCAAACCGACTATGGTGAAAACTTTCGCGAAAGATGGCGGGCTTATCACAAAAAGAAACCACAGAGGATGTGGCGCTGTGATGCCTGATCGAAGAAAGAAAACAAGGTACTCCTGATGTTCAAACGTTATGCTCAAGAGTTTAGCAGCGGCGGTGAGGTCAAAGGCGGCAGGTCTAGGGCTGCTAAGCGTAAGCGCGAAAACCCAATACCGAAGACAACCAAGGGTAAATCTGCTAATTATCTGCCTACAAAAGAAGGCGCGGGGATGACAGAAGCAGGTGTAAAGGCCTATCGTAAAGCAAATCCTGGTAGTAAACTGCAGACGGCTGTAACAGAAGATAAGCCTACGGGCAAGAGGGCAAAGCGCAGGAAGTCTTTTTGTGCTCGATCTGCTGGACAGATGAAGAAGTTTCCGAAAGCGGCAAAAGATCCTAACTCAAGATTGCGTCAGGCGAGACGCAGGTGGAAGTGTTAATATGTCAGCAACCACAGAACAATTAAGAGAGCAATCGAAGCAAAGAACCCAAGAGATTCTTAATCAACCTGGTTCAATGCAAAGATTTGCTCCTAGCCAGCTACAGCAAATGAATCCTGGCCTAAGGGTTAATCCAGCCACTGCTCAGTCAGCGTTCCTTGGCAATATAGCCAACCCACTTGCCGGAGGCTTTCAACAACAACGTGCTCGTGGCGCCAACTATTTGAATTACGAAGCAATGCCATCAAACGTTGGCGGTCCCCTTACAGACCCGCAAGTTCCACCAGGCTACGTTCCACCTGGAACTCAGCCAGAAACCATTAAGGTTTACCCAGATGGCACGCCTGTTCCAGAAGAAACAGATGTTTTCGACCCGTCAGATATTGAAAGCAACAAAGATCAGTTTTTAATTGACATAAACCAGACGAGAGCGGAGCAAGGCTTGCCGCTTTTTAGGACGTTTGACGAATACATTGCTAATGCCATAGGTGATGTAGGGATTGGTTATATAGGCATGGCTGAAGGCGGTATTGCCTCAATTTACCCACAAGAAATGTTCTTGGGTGGCTTGATGTCGGCAATTGGCAGTGGCGCAACTGCTCTTGGAGGTGCTGCAGTAAAAGGTTTAGGTAGTCTTAAAGACATTGCTTTGAAGGGCATGCAAAATTACAACAAAAACATGGCTCCGGCTGGTGGTATCGGTGCCCTTGGCGGAAAGCGCATAGAAGATATGACTCGTGAAGAGCTTCTTGAATACATCAAGAGTGGGGGTAAGTCTTCGGGTGGCCTTGGCGCAGATTTAAAATCCATAGGTAGCGGCATAACAGATATTGTTAAAGGAAGACCTACTGGTGGCACAGCCGCGTTAGGAGAAATGGGCGATTCATCAATGCTTTATGCGGACGGTGGCGACGTTAAATACCCCCGCATGAACGGCCCTATCTCTGGTCCAGGGACTGAAACATCTGACGATATCCCTGCCATGCTTAGCGATGGCGAGTTTGTTGTAAATGCTAAAGCAGTTCGTGGAGTAGGCAAGTTGGGTGGTGCCAATGGCTCTAAAGCTGACCAGCGCAGGGAAGGCGCACGCATGATGTATGCGCTGCAAAAAGCTGGTGAAAAAGCAATGAGGAAAGCGTAATGTCATTTTTTAGCTCTTCTACCAAGGAAGTCGAAACAGCCGTACCAACAGTTCAGCCTCAAGCTCAACAGCAATATTCTGATCCTGCTGTTGAGCTAACCTCCCGTCAGTTGATGGACCTGTATTTCAACCCCGAATACGGGATGATAAACCAGCAGATTCCAATCCCTGTACAGCAAGTAGCCGGTCTTTCGCCATTAGAAGTACAAGCACGCAACCTAGCCGGTGGGCTTGGCGGATTTGGCCAGCAGCTTTCTGAGTCGCAAGACATGTTCCGTAGGGCGGCAAGAGGATTTGACCCTCGCTCTGCTGGGGCATTTGCAGATCCACGCGCTAGATCTTTATATGAACAAAGCACCCGTGGTTATGACCCACGCATGGGTCAACAATTCGTGGACCAACAAGCTCGTGCGATGCAGATGGGCGCTTCAAGAGATATTGGTCGCGCCCAAAGAGGTATGGGTCGAGAAGCCTTTTTGGCTCAACGAGGCATGATGGATGCTGCTAGAGCAACTGGCCTAGAAGCTGCCATTGGTCAAGCAGGGTTAGATACCGCTGGCCGTGACATTAGACAAGACATTTTGGCTTCTCAAAGAGGCATGGGCGCTGCTGGCGACAGGGCGGTTCAAGAGGCTCTTGTTGGCCAAAGAAGATTAGATGCTGCGGGACGCGGCATTGATCGCGACGTTGGCTCTGCAATGATGGATCTGCGTGGCGCTGAACTTGGTGCTGGCAGAGAGTCTCGCATTGGTCAAAGGGCTATGGGGCGCGCTGCCCAAGGGATTGGTGGACAAGTTGGCGGTGCTCAAGCTGGCGCCATGGATGCTGCTCAGCGAGCAAGAATGCAGACACAGATGGCAGGGCAAGATCTTCGCTCTGCTGGTCAAATGGGTAAAGCTGCCGCACTTCAAGGCATTGCAGGTCTTGCAGGCACAGGCGCTCAGTTCGATCCATCCTCAGTAAGCAGTTTCATGGACCCGTTCAATAGAGACGTTATTGAAGCTCAGCAAGCCGAGATTGCACGTTTAGGCGAACAGCAAAAGATAGCTGCTCGTGATCAAGCAGTTCGATCTGGCGCCTTTGGCGGCTCTCGCGGAGCCATAGCACAGGCTGAGATTGGTCGTAACGTCTTGCAGCAACAAGCTAAGACGGGCGCAGAGTTGCGCTCACAAGGCTTCCAGCAGGCACAGCAGGCCGCACAGCAGGCGTTTGAGCAGTCCCAGGCTCGTAGGCAGCAAGCTGCACAAATGACCGGCTCTCTGGGTCAGGCAGGCGCACAGACGGGTATCAGTGCCGCACAACAAGCAGCGAACTTAGGGCTGAGCGCAGAGCAGTTGGCGCAGCGTAGCGCGCTTGAGGGCGGTCAACTTGGCCTTAGTGGCCTGACTTCTCAAGCAGACATCGCTCAACGCGCTGCACAGATGGGTATATCTACCCAGGAGTTGGCCGGTAGGCTTGCTCAACAACGAGGCCAGTTAGGTCTTCAGCGGGGCCAATCTCAAGTTGATATTGCAAGACAAGCTGCAGACTTAGGCATTTCTACTCAAGAAATGCAAAGCAGAATAGCTCAGCAACAAGGTCAAATGGGTTTGCAATCTGGTCAAGCTCAAGCTGATATTGCTCAACGCGCCGCACAATTAGGCATGTCTGCTCAAGAATACGCTGGCCAGATGGCGCAACAGCGTGGCGCTCTAGGATTACAGGCGCAGCAAGGCATTGGTGGTCTAGCGGGACAACGCGCAGATATCGCCAGAGGTATCGGATCTCAGTTCCAATCTGCTCAACAGCTTGGCTCTGGAATCTTTGGAGATCAAATGTCTCGCATGCAAGGTGCCGCAGGAGGTATGGACAGACTGTCTCGCGGCGCATTTGGCGATGCATTAAGTGCCTATCAAGCTGGACAGCAAGGCATGCGTGCAGGCGCTCAAGGCATTGCAGGTCTAGGCCAGCAAGGCTTCGATATGCTTACTAGCCAGATTGGTACGACGGCTGGATTGGGAGCGACTGGTCGAGGCGTTCAACAACGCGGACTTGATGCTCAATACAAGGCTGCTACGCAGATGGCTGATGAGCCGTTCATGAGACTACAGCGAGGCATGCAGGTCCTTGGCCAAGGCAATCAGTTTATGCCTGGATACTCAAGCGGTTACAGCGTTGGCACTAATCAAAACCAAACTTATCAAAAGCCAAGCACTTTCTCGAAAGTCGCTAATATTGCAGGCACAGTTGCATCGTTTTTCCCATCTGACATTCGGTTGAAAGAAAACGTCATGAAGGTTGACGAGACGGATTCTGGCGTTGGTTGGTACACTTGGAGTTGGAATGACACCGCTAAGGCTATGGGGGTTGATGGGCCAACTGAAGGCGTTATCGCCCAGGACTTGATTAATGTTGATCCTACAGCAGTATCTTTGGGCGAAGACGGTTACTACCGAGTAGATTATTCAAAGGTTGACTATGAGCGCAAGCAAGCAAGCTAAAAGCAAAAAGGTTGGCAAGGTCATGAGGGAGTTCAAGTCAGGCACCCTAAAGTCAGGCGGGTCAGACAAGAAAGTGACCAACCCTAAACAGGCAATAGCGATTGCGCTATCAGAAGCAAACAGAATGAATCAAGGTGGCATGATGTACAACGAAGTCATGAACAGACCCATGTTCCAAACACCACAGATGCGCCAAGGTGGCGGCATCATGGCAGGCGTTGCGCCGATTCGTGGGTATGAAGAGGGAGGCTTTGCTGATTCCTTGGCTGAAGAAATCAGGGGCTTTGGAGACTTTCTTAGAAACCCTGAAGATTCCATATCGCCTGAGCTTTATGCACAGCTTGCAGCCTTGTCTGATGAAGAAGCAATTACTCTGGCGGAGGCCGGTGGCCTTGGCGCTACTGCACTAATTTCACTGATGCAGCTTCACCCAGCATTAAGAAGGCTGAAAGGTTTCAAGCCAAAAGCAAAAATGACAGAAGCCGATTTGGCAGTGCCAAAGCCGGGACCAAGAGTTGCTGGTGAAAGAGACATCATGGGAACAAATGTCGTCTCTAAAGGTCCAGGGACAAGAAGAGTAAAGCAAGGCGAGCGTTTTGACCCGAGAGCTAGCCGAACTGAAGCTCAATCATCTAAGCCATCAACAACTGGTCAGTCTGCTAAGCCTAAACCTGAATCTAAAAAAGCGGATGCGCCTAAAGCGGATGCGCCTAAGGGTGAAGAAAAATCACTAGGTCAACGGGCTGCAGGAACTCTTAGGAAAGGTGTTGGGATAGGGGCGCTTACAGGCGCTACTGCTTATTTATCCCAAATGCCAATCGTTCAAGACCTCATCAAGCAAGGTTTTGGTATTGATGAACTGATGGAAATGCCTGAGATCAGAGCCTTGTTAGGCACTGACATGGATGAGTATGCAGAAAAAAGTAGAGAAGAGCTTCTTACTGATGCAACTAGAGAAAGATTGAGACAGATCACAGGTCAAGACCCGTTAACTGCACCAGATGACAAAGAAGCAAGGGCTAAGTTAAGGAAAGAGGCTCTTGCTTCTGAAGAACCACAAATTACACCTCCACCACCAGACCCCACATTCCTTGATATGTTGAAGGGTGCGGGCAGTCGAGCACTTAAAAGTTTGCAAGATCCGGCCACCAGATATGCCTTAGCTAAAGCCGCTCAGCCAACAGAGGGTTTTGTGCCACGGGACTTCTTCAGCGATTTCGCTTTAGGCAAAGAAGAATACAGGCAGCTTGAGGCGCAGAGAGAGCCTGATGACACGGCGTTAATGCGTAACTATCAGTTCTTGAGAGAAACAACAGATCTTAATGACAAAGATATTATTTCTTTGCTTTCAAACCAGGCGTCACCTAGAGACGAGTTCATAAGCTTGTTCGCAGAACAAACCAAAGCTTCTGGCGGAAGTATCACTCCAGAGCAAATTGCAAAGATTGAAGCGGCAACTGGCTACACGTTGCCTGAAGAAGCAAGAGTTCGCCTTGGAGTTGCGGCTTCGCCTTCTGCTGACGTTGACTAATGATAGTAGCTGTACCTGACGGAAGTGGCAGAACAATAAATGTTCGCACAAATGATCCTGAGTACGCTGCGCGCAGGGCTGCAGAGTGGGGCGCTGAAAATCCACTAGTAGAGCGTGGTGCCCAGCTTGGCGAAGAAGACGTATCTGCCATAGGCGACATCGGTAGGGGTATAGGTGCTGGCCTTGTCAGCGCAACAGAGGGCATCACCACGTTGCCCATGGAGCTTCTTGGTTCTGATGAAGAAAGCATTCAATCTGTAAGAAACTTCTTTGATAAGTACAAGCCTGAAACCCAGACCGAAATAGGCAAGGCCTCTCGATTCATTGCTCAGTTCGCAACCCCTGGCGGACTTGCTGCTAAAGCGGCCAAAGGCTTAGGTTCGGTAGGAAGGCTTGGCGCAACAGTCGGCGCAGACATAGCCGCTACTACGCCGGACGTTGAAACACTTGGCGACTTCTTTGACGCTGGGCCCACCAAGCGGATAGACACATCAGACTTATCTGGCGCAGAGCTTTCTGCAGCCAATCTATCCAATCGTTTGCGTGTAGGCGCAGAAGGCGCCGCTGTAGTGCTTGGGGTGCCTGCTATCGCATCCTTAGGCGCAAAGACCGTTGGCGCAGGGCTTGGCGCTCTTGGCCGAACAGACTTCGCAAAGGCTGCTGCTCAAGCCATTAGAGATCCAGAGACGCCATTTAGCGCAGTTGGTGTTAGGCCAGACCTTGAGAACCCTACGTTCATACAAAAAAATCTTGAGCGGTTAGGCAAGGTTGGGCGCAAGTACCTGACTCAGCAGGGTGAGCTTCCAGACAGATTCACGGCTCAATACGATGCTATGCGAGTGACGCAGATAGCGGCTCAGAACTCTCAGGCAAGACAGGCTGTTGAGAAGATGGAAAGCGCGTTGTCTTTTGTGAATAAAAACGAAGGGCTGTTTAACGATCAAGATAAGTCACAAGTGCTTGATACGCTGAACGACTTCTTGTTTGCAGAAACCACGGGCATGAAGCCTGGCATCAACAGAAATACTGTTAAGTTAAATGCCGAAAACAAGTTAAAAGAAATCGATGACATCATCGCCAAGAACACGCCTAAGAGCTTGTTCGCAAACAGAAAGGACCTAAGCCTATTCCAAGGCGCCAGTGATCTCAGACAACAGATTGATGGTTTAAGTTCCTCTGTCAAAGAGATGTTGGAAGATGGTATCCAAAGCGATGAAACAAAAAACGCTTTGATTGAAACCATCGGTAACAACAAAACGTTTTACGGTATGCGTCTTTACCGCGCACTGAAAGATACCAACTACTCGCCTACAGCAGAGCAAGCAGACCTTGCTGTTGAGGAGCTTGTTAAATCAAGCCGTGGCCTAGATGAGGCTGCTCAGCTTGACGAGAGTCAGGCCAGAGAGTTGTTGAACAGTATGATTCAAGGCAACTTCAACAACGCCAAGATGCAGCCAAGAGATGTTGTTGACTCAGCAACACTTCAGGGTGTGTCTCAAGGCATGTTGAAAGGCAGAAAGCTTGATGATCTACCTGCAGTAAGAGACTTCCTTGGCGAATACACGGGCGCAAAAGATGTTGTTGCTCGGTTCAAACCAGAGCGCATAAGAGCTAGGGATATTGGTGAGCAGGAAGCTGGCCTACGGACCAAGATGGTTGAGACTGTTGACATAATGTCAAAGCACATTGCAAAAGCTCAGTACTACAATAACTTGATTGAGTACAATGCCAAGCTTCCAGAAGGCGCAAAGTTCATATTCGATACGATCCCACCAAACGCAAAGCTTGGAGATTACTCAAGGGTGGGCGCAGAAGCTGGCAACCCGCTTAGCGAAATCACTTCATCACAAAAGGCTAGATTTGGCCCGCTTGCTGGCAAGTACATAAAGAACGAATACAAAACTGCGCTTGAGGGTGGCAGTGATGTGTTTGACCTAGCCAAAGGAAACATACCTTTGTACTCAACGTTCTTGGGTTTGAAAGGCATGTCTCAGGTAATGAAGACTGTTTACAGCCCGATCACTCAGATCAGAAACGCAACCACTGCAAGCTTCTTTGCGCTTGCTAATGGCAATGTTGGCAACAGCAAATCACTCGCAAACTCTGTATCAACCATATTCAGCAATCTTAATCAGAGGTTAAGCGGTCCAGGCAAAGAGGGAGCTACTCTTGCGGGAAGACAAGCCTATTACAACGACCTTGTTGACCTAGGTGTAATCAATACCAACGCCAAGATTGGTGAGTTTGAGTCGTTAATCAACGATGCAGCAGAAGGCACAGGCCTTGGTTCAGGCGTGACTGGTAAACTATTTAAGAAAGCCCAAGGGATGCAAAACGGTTTTGCCGCAAAGCTTTACCAGGCGTCTGATGATGTGTGGAAGACATACAGCTTTGAGATGGAACTTGGCCGTCTTGAAAGAATCTTCGCAAAGAACCCAAATACTGCACTGCCTGTTTCTGATCCCAGAAACTTCACAGAGTTTGGGCCAGTCATAAGGCCATCTGAGTTAACGCCAGATCAGCTTAAACTTGCCATGAAGCGAGAGGCTGCAGAGATTGTTAAGGACACCGTGCCAAACTATGCGCGAGTGCCAGAAGCCATCAAGCGTTTGCGTCAACTTCCATTTGGTAACTTCGTAGCCTTCCCTGCTGAGATGATCAGGACCAGTGGCAACATCCTTGGACGCAGTATCAAAGAACTGGCAAGTGAGTCACCAGAGCTTCGTGAGATAGGCATGAAGCGCCTAGCTGGACTTGTATCAGTAAACGCAGCAATACCAGCCTCACTAGTAAAAGCAGGCACGCTTCTGACCGGCGCGGATCAAGAGCAGATTGATGCTTACAAGCGATCTATGGCTGCTGACTGGGATAGAAACTCGACGTTGATACCTGTTGCTACCGACAAGAATGGCAAGGTTACAGACTTCTACAACTTCTCGTATACCAATCCTTATGACTACGTTGGTAGGCCTGCAGCCGCTGTGTTCAATGCGGTGAACAACGGTATTACGAAGGAAGAAGACCTAAGCACTATAGCGTTTAACGCAAGCCTTGGCGAAGGTGGTGCTGCTAGAGAGTTCTTCTCGCCGTTCATGAGCGAGGCGATTGTTACAGAAAAAGCTTTGGACATATTAAGAAACAATACGACTTTCAACCGTCCAATCTACAGAGAGACAGATACCCTAGGTACAAAGTTTGGCAAAAGCTTTGCTCACTTTGCCGATGGGTTAATGCCTGGTGTCAGCCCAATAGACATCACGACAAGCCCAACATCAATTGCTCCTGGGTCTTTATCTTTAACGCTCAGAGATTTCCCTCGGGCCGTTGCTTCTGTTGCGATGGGGGACGCAGAGCTTGGCGTTAGCAAACAAGGTTATCGTCTAGACCCAGCGCAGGAATTTGCAGAAGCTTTGACTGGTGTTAAAAGCATTAAGCCTCGCACCGAGCGCGTGCTGTACTATCGTGCGCTTGAAGCGGCAAGAAACGTCCGTGATGCTGCCGGTATCTTTAACCAGGTGGCAAAGACTCGTGGCAATGTCGATGCAGAAAACACCACTCAGGCTTTCATTACTGCAAATGAGCAACGCTTCAAGGCGCTGCGTGATCTGAACATGGCGATTGAAGACGCCAAGACGCTTGGGCTTTCTACTTCTGAGATTATAAAGCCATTGAAAGAAGCCAAGACACCAAACCTAGGCATGGTCATGTCAGGTCGATTCAAAGCATTCTTCCCAAGCTCTGAGACTATAAGAATTGCTATGCGTGGCAGCGAAGACAAACTGTCCAACCCACTAGATATGCCAGCCCTTGGTGAACAGCTTGCTCAGTTCCAAGGCGCGGCTTTCAGACCACAGGCTCAAGCCGAAGCACAGGCCGCTAGGATGGAAGCTTTGCAACAAGCCTCTGCACCACAAGGTGTTCCTCAAAGTGCGCCTACACAGCCTAGCACAGCGCCTGTTGCACCT